CGACTCAAGACTTAGTTGTTCAGAACATTGGCTTGTCCCCAAAATGCACTACCACCTGTAATAGTTGTGTTTGGAATAGTGAACACCACAGTTTGACCAATTTGGGCCGACACCTCATAACCAGAGATGTTGAGTGTGGTTGTATTCTGGACACCACCATAAAGTGGGTTAATAGTAGCAGTTGATCCAACAGTGGATACGGTTCCAATACCAGTACCAATAATGTTGAAGGCTAGAAAACCGGCCCAAGGCTGTATGAATGTAAATGTAGTCACCGATGTGGTTGTTCCCGTTGAGATGTAAGTCACTGGAACAGTGAAAGCCGTTTGAATGGAGAACGGAGTGGCATTTGACAATCCACCGAGCTCGCCACCAAGCGCTAAACCATAAGTTGGATTACCCATTTGCGGGGTCATTAACTTAATACGGTACTCTATATACAATTCACCAACCAAGGTTGCACCGGCCTGGGCCTGTGAAGCTGCATACCATGTTCCTACATCATAAAGCTTGATGTCGGAACCTGCTGGGACAGATGAGTTTCGAACAAAATATGAGGTCCTTTTAGAAAGATCTTCCCTCGTGAGCTGACAACAACAGTCTTGCCAAGGAGGCGATCTGACTGATGATCTATACGACATGATCTGTGTTTTATTAAACGGGACATTATCAGTGGAGTCAAAATCAACCCCTAACATGATAGTACCAGTGGCCGTTGTGGACGCCTCAGTTTCAAAGCATAGCCTCAACATTTCAAACCGGTAGGATTCAAAACGAAGCGCTATAGGAGATAACCAAGGAAAGGTTGAAGCTAATCCTGGGTTCAAAGAAAACGGGTTTGCCACAAATGTAGTAGAACCATTAAGGTCGGTGATATATTCCCTGTGTTGGACAATGATATCACCCATTTGGGTAACCGAGAGAAACTTCGGTTGGGCCATTCTGCGTATCCGTCCTTTTGCGACTGGAGCAGAAACCATGGTAGATTGACTGAGATCACTCTTCAGACTGAGTTGTTGCCGATTGCGATTTCTCGGCTTGCGTTTACTCTTAGCTTTTACGACAGCTGGCTTCGCAGAGCGTGACGAAGCGGCCGGTTGAAAGGGAACTAATTGCTGTGACATAGGTCTACGTATAATTTCCCTCCGGGAACTGAGCAGCACCTTCTTGGTCATTGATCCATGTCTCCGGATTCCATGTAGATGCTTCTGACTCATGGGTTAGATCAAGTTCCCATTTGGATAATTGCAACTCAATGTCATGTTGTTGATCAATTGAGACATTGAATGCCCTAGCAAAGGAGGCCCTCGCATCATCTGTAACACCAAGTGGACCAGTGTTTTTCATTTCACGTACATATCTCCACCACTCACCACTGGTTTGATCAAATCTCGGAACAGCATCACCTGCATTCCTGAGCAGAGCTTTTGCAAACTCTTCAAGAATGGGGACACCTGAATTCAATACCAGTTCACATTGTGCAACACCAGCTAGAAATTCTCTTCTCATACGATGATTATTAACTAACCAACGCGTACCTACAAGTGCTCCTGACATTGTCTTAAAAGGGTTTCGAACGAACTTCCAATTAACTCCGGTAAATATTGGTTTGCTTTGGCACCACTCAACATCTTCCAGAGTCTTGGCTATGTTTTCAACCTTAACTTCATGGCCACATTGTAACATGTACCATGGAGTGACAGTCATGAAACTAGTCATGTCTTCTTCTTCCACTATAACCAAACAGTCATCACCATCATCAAACACATCATACGGGATGCGCAAAATGTTCTCAAACATACCAACAACCATAGACAACACAATAATGCAATTGCCTAAAGCGGTATTCATATCACCTGACATACGTCTGCCTTCAGCAGTGTATTTAAACCCAATGTTTGATTTGACCTCATTTTTGAGCTGCCAAGAAAGCAACCTAGCAAAATATGGGTCAGGGTTAGATCTCAGATAAACAGAATGTTCAACTTGCAGCTGCCGTACATGGACATGTTGATCAAATCTTGACATGTCCAACGAGACAACTACTGGTTTAATAAAATGTGACATCTTTTTCCTCAAGGTCGCTGCTCGTTGGATTTGGTTTAA